AAGCGCCCAGCGGACGGCGGCAGTACCCCTAGCGCGCCGTCCAGCTCTGTGATCGTAACGGATGGTTGTGTCATCTCAGGCTCACTCGGTGTGTTAGGGGATCGTTTCCGTCTCGGTGACGTCTTCCAACGTCAGATCGATCAGCGCTTGTGTATCGACGGGCGCGAGCTCGGCCGGCTTGTCGGGCACCATGCTGTCCACGGCCACCACGGCGCGAATGGTTGCGCCATAGCGGCGTTCCACTGGCCCCACGTTCCAATCGATCGAACGCACCACAAAGTTGCCGTGGGCGGCGAGATACAGCGCGCGAAACCACGCGTTGTAGAGGTTGCGCGCTGCGCGGTACTGAGCGGCCTCATCGTCCAAAGCCGCGGTGTCCACTGCATCGATGTAAACCGTAAAGAGCTCGTGCAGCGTGGCGATGGGCCGCGGGTTGCGCCCCGGCTGACGCGGTGCGCCCATCTCGCCCATCTTGCCCGCGGGGTCTCCTGGTACCCACGCAATGCGGTTGCCCTCGGGATGCTGCGCGGGAGTCTGCCAACCGAACACGTTGACCGCTGCAGTGCCCTCCGCGGTGAAGCGCGTAACGATCGCCGCGTAGTAAAAATCGATCGCGAGGGTGTCAGCCATTGGCGGCCTCCCCAAAGCGCTCATCAAAGACGCGCTTGAACGCGCGCCCCCACGCAGCCGGCAAAGCCCCGGTGGGGATGATCGGTCTGTCCACTCCACCTTTTGCGAGGCCGCGATGGTGCCGCGCTTCCACGCCAGTCAGGCGCACCACAATCAGCATGCCCACCGCGCCCACGTGCACGGCGCTCATAGCGTTCTGCAGTGCGCGGCCGCCCTTTTTGCGCATCGGCCACGCTTCCCCCTCGGGGGTTGTGCCGCTCGCTACGGTGGCGCTCAGCTCATCGCGCACCGCGGCCACGAGCTCGGGCATCGCGCCAACCACCACCCGCGGCCCCAGCGCGCGCACGCGTGCGGCGATCTGTTCGATCGTCGCCATCAGTAGCGCGAGCCCCCGCGTGAGTTGTCTTCGCTGTGCCCACGCTCGGCTTGCTCATCAAAGCCGACATACGGGCTTGCTTCGCTGTAGGCGCGCGGCCAGTCGCGCACGTTCACTCCGCTCGTGGTGCCGCCGCTCGTGAGCGGCAAATCGTACAAGCCGGTTTCGCTGTTGGCGGCCGCGGCCAGTTCCTCTAGCGCTGTGTCGCCACGTTGCTTGTATTCGATGAACTGTTCATCCGTGGTGCGCACTCCGCGTTTGAGCCAACAGCTCACCTCCACCATGCGCGCCACCCACTCTTTGACGATGAGCGGCGCGGTTTCGGCTGGCGCAAAGGGCACGTCGTAGCGCTTGCGTAGCTGCGTGTTGACGCGTTCGCTCGCTAGCTCGATCTGTTTCAAGATCCAGCCGGGGGACTTGGTTTCAATCTCCTGCACGTATGCCAGCGGCATAACCGTGATGAGCTTGAACTCGTCCAGTGTGAGGTAATGGCTCACGAGCGTTTGCTTCCTACGCGTTCCCGCACAGCGCACGGCACCATGCGCGTGCGCTGTGCGGGGCCCAATCCCACAGTTTCAGGAGATCCGTTTGGTCAGTCAGTCAGAGTCACAAACAGGTTGAACTGATTCGCCACGCCGCCCGCGCTGCGCGTGTATTTCTGTCTCACGTACCCAGGACAGCCAGAGAACGCTATGAGCGTTTGACCGGCGCCCGTGCCTACCGTTAGGCCAGTGCCGTGATAGGTGTTGGCCGTGAGCGGCACGGGCGCGCCATGCGCCGGATCGTCGGTGCCTTCCCATGACAGAGTTCCGGCCGTGCTCGCCCCTGCGATCCACGATGTGCTCATGCTGACGTTGCGGAAGCCGGCCGCGGCCACTGGGATCCAGCCTGAATCCCAGCTTGCCGCCCCCGACTGATTCGCCACTTGCTGCTTTTGTAGTACCTGCATCGGTAGCCACCAAGTTGCGCGTGCACACGCGCGGCAAGGGTTTCGCGCTCAGGCCGCGCGGCACTTGTGCATCAGGAAGGGATGCCCCGGGGCCACCACGTTACGGCCCTCTGTCATCCACTGATACTCACGGATCCGGCCGAGCTGCGCCGAGTTCTGCGGACCGTAGTACAGCACGCTAAAGGGCTCGCGCTCCACGTACACGAATGCACCCAGCTCATTCGTGGTGATCTCTTCCATCAGCAAGTAATAGTCGGTGTCACTGCCGCCGTAGGCTGCGCCGAGCTCGGGCGCGATGATTGGCTCGCCCAAGCCCCAGTTGCGCACCATGGCCTCAACATCAGCCGAAGCTGCGCCACCACCCGTGGCCGCCTGAGCGATGTACTTGGCATTGGTGATTTGGATCATCCGCGCAGCAAGCGCGGGCGGTCCCATGATGCCCGCCAGCTTGAGCATCCGAGGATCCTCACCGTTGGGCATTTTGATGTTGGCCACGTAGGCCCACACCTTGCTGATATTGTTGACGGCCACGTCCAGCGTGACACTCGTGTCGATCGGCACCGCACCTGCGCCGCTGCCACTCGTGTGGATGTTGCTGTAGGACCCGAGGCCGGTTTGGTACGGGTTGACGTAATGCGTGCCGCTGAAAAACGCCACGTTATCGTACGTGGTGGGGTTGGCCAGAATCGCCTTAGCTACCTGCTTCTGGGGCCAATACCCAGCTATCGCGCCGATTTGGCGCGACCACTCGGCCGCAACGCGCACACCGTTGCCGTCCAGATCGTCCAGTTGCTCCTTCTTGATCTTGAGGCCGCCCGCGGCGTTCTCACTCTCGATCTCGTAGGTCTGGCTTGCGAGATCCTCAAACTCCAAGTTACCGCCACCGCGGCCGGTGCGCTGGATCTTGGCTGTGTCGAGCAGCCAAACCAACCGCTCTTTGCGGTTTTGGCTCTCGGTCTTTTTCGCAACGCGCGGCCACCAAACGTTGGCGGTCAACCGCTGATACTCCTGATTGGAGATCAGCCGCATGTTGGTTTCAAGGTCTGTCAGAAATGCGGGTGTGATAGCGCCCATGTTAGTTTTCTCTCGCCTCCCCTAACGGTTCAAGGAACCCAGCCGGCAAGCGGCGAGTAAACCAGCACGCCTTTGATCGAATCGATGGCGAGAACCATGCCCGCGACGCTGCGCCCGGTGCTGTCGGCGCTAACGGTTTCATCGTCTTTGATGTAACAGGGGTCGCCGATGTCAGCGGCGGCTACCGCGGTGGTGGCATCGTTTTTC